GTTGTTTGTTTGTGGTACTATCAAAGGCACTATAAAGACGACTGAGATATTCGTCTTGTGATGCCCCTATGTTACCACTACCACCAAGGTCATTAAGTGTTGATCCTGCCTTGGACTTAGATCTTCCAAAGTTACCTGAGACCTGACCAGTTGTTCTTAGTTTTGGTTTGATCTTTGAGAGGTTTGAGTGTGTCATTTGTGCTTTAAGTAGTTAATGAGAAGAATTTGTCCTGCTCCTAAACTATAAGCAATCAGGACTAGGATTCCAGAAGTAATCATCAATCTAAACAAACAAGGTTTGGAACAAATAACCAGATATATTCACCATCTTTAGGTTCAACTCCACCAACAACAAATTCAGAATGAATTGCACTGGCACTGTCATAATCCTCTGTGCAAATTAAATACTCAAGACGATCCTTAAATGTTGCTGTCAGTTCATCAATGCAGGTTTGTTTGTTCATTTGAGAAAGAAAAAGATGCCCTATTCAGTTAGCAACTAGAGCAAGGTTAGCAACACGATCTTCAGGAACAAAATCCTGAAGTTTATCAAGTATCATCTCAAATTGTTGAGATAATTTGGCATAGTATGAAGCAAGATGAACATTCTCTGCCTCCATACAATTATCTCCAACATCATCAAGAGCAGAGATAATATCTAACAATTCACCAGATGTGAAAGAGATAGTAGTCATTTGGAAAGTTTCAGTTTGAGTGATTTAAGTGCTTGTTTACGTGCTACAATCTGACCCTTACACATTCCCTTGGTTCGTTTACTCTTACCAGAGTTATGTTTCCAGTTTGGGGTATTCATTTTGGGTTGGTTGGTGAGTGCTTACACTATAGAGACACTTTGCACGTCCCCCCTTATCTATTCACAAGAAAGAGATTGTGAATTTTAGCACGAATAGAGTAAACATCTTCACGATCATAATCATCATTATCCAGAGCATTACCAATGAAATTATAAATCATATCCCATTCGTTTTCTGTAAAGAACTCTTGAGTTGTTTGAGTTGTGGATGTCATTTTGTTTCAGAAAGTAGTGAGACTTCAGTGATGTTAGGATTTGATTTTAGCAGACGATTGAGTAACTTTGTTCTGTTAGAGTTCTTTGATAGATCTAACTCAACTTGAATGGGAATCTCTTCTGAAACTCTATTTTCATAAGAAAACTTAACAAATACAGTTGATGTCATTTCAACCTCCACCATAAACATAAGACACAACACCTTCAGGATGATTGACATTCTCAATCACTTTGATTGCTGCTTCATTGAACTCTTTTTGCTTACGTTCTTTGATGTAAGCACTCGTAGAATCTCCAAACTCTTTTATAAAGATTTGTTCACAACGAGGCAAAGATTCAGCAGCAATCACTACCATTCCAGAAGTGTAATCATAGAGAACGTCATTGATGATGTAGAGATTCATTTTGTTTGAGTGGTTTGGTGGGTTTGGTGCTTACACTATGGGGACACTTTATGCGTCCCCCCTTTAGTTTACTTTACCTATGCACACACAGCAACAGGAATATCTACTTGTTGTAGAAACTTATCATCCCAACGTCTGTTATTGTAACATACCCATTTGCCATTCGTAAATAGATAGGCATACTCTTCATTATTCCCAATATACTTACCAAAGGTAGCATCAATACGTGGAGGGCAATCTTCACCCCTGGAAGAATAATAAAGAGCACCTGTAGTTGGAAGAACTTCATTATTCCAACCAGTATTAGTCCACAGGCAACTAATATCACCACCATCAATTAATTCTGCTGCTTTCTCATAAGAGTTGAAATGTTCAACCAATTTGACACCATTGAACTCAGGATATCCATCATAGTGGCAATATACTGAAAGAATTGAATCATCTGCGAGTTGAATACCGATGCGTGAACGAGTTGACATTTGAATTGGTTGATTTGAGTGGTTACACTATAGAGACACTTTACACGTCCCCCCTTGAACATACTTACTTAAAACTTACATTCACTCCAATGACTTTTGCAGTTGGATTACGTGCAAGTGCCGTAACTTTTGCATCCTGATTGTTATTTGCCTGCACCTGTTCCTTAAACACTTTTCCACCAACATAGAGATCGACGATGAATTTCATGAGAAAACCTTTGGTAAACCAGCAACAATTAGAAAAGATAAAAGAGCAACAATATCCCAACACTTATGGCGAATCATATATGGAATGGCAAGAGAATTGCCCACCAGATATAATCTACAACCTAAAGTTGTGTCGTGATACATTGTGATAATGTAGGCAAAACAAATAATGAAACTGGAAAGAATACGAGCACGATTTTCAATCATGTTTTGAACTCTCAATAGTTAAAGAGAAATAAGACATTACCACAACTCCGATTCAATTACTTGAGAGAAAACAACACCAATACTATCACAGAATCGTTCTGCTGCTTCCCACAGGGTTGCTGAACGATCATCTTCAAGTTCATCAGCATCCACACATAACTCTACCATATCAAAACCATTCGGAATCCATGAAGTAGAATCTGTGGGCAGAAAGAACTCTACACCAACTTCAACAATTGTTGGGTTGGTAGTGTGTTGAATGAAGGAAGGCATGATCTGAGTTTGGTGCTTACACTATAGAGACACTTTACACGTCCCCCCTTACTAACTCCAAGATTTCTCCAGAGTGAAGTTGAGTCTGCTAAACTCTGTGCGATTCACAACTTTGTATGAACCATACTTGTTAGTAATCACATATCCTTCGTGTTCACTACTGCGACCATCAATCTCGCAAGAAATGTTTCTGTCGGCACGAATGTAGAAGAACAAATCCATTTTTATGGACTCTACAAGTTTCCACAATCTAATCAGGTTCTTGTCACAATTACACTTCTCGGCAATTTCATACTCACACACTTTGCGATTCTCACGAATACAAAGGTTGATCTCTTTCTTGATCTTGACTGCTTCTTTTTCGGACACAAATTCACACAAAGTGCTCATCTGTCTGGCAAAGTTACAGAAGTCAAGAATATCTTCACGATCATCAGTTATAGACACTCTGGGACGCACCCATAAGACATTAGAACAGGCACGAACTTTCGCACCGAAGGATGCACTACAATCACGAAGATTGCTCCCAGAATAGGTTGTATGAGGGGCAAAGATGATCGGTTGAGTGATTACATTTGGAAACTTATATGTGATAGTATTGGGGCAATAAGTGTCAGAACCACCATAACCAATAAAGTCTCCCTGAATAATACCAGAGATGCGTGGCAAATAATCATAACAAGCATGAAGAATTTCTGCAACTTTACCCGTATGATTTACATCAATTTCTTCATGGGAATGATTGATTTTGATTTTGATTTTATTGAAGACACTTTTAGTGCCCACAAAGAATTTACCATTCTCTGGGTTTGTACCAAAAACTATTGCAGGAGAACCATCAATTTTAACGGTAATCTTTGATTTTGCAGTGAACCAATTCAGTACAGATAGGTCACCTGCAAGAATACAATCTTCTGGATGTTCTAAGTGTGTGTTCTTCATGGGATTAGTTAGATTTTTTCATTCCAAACTCGTAATGCCTCAAATCCATTTTCGTCCGTACCCATTTCATATTTAATTGTCCAATTAGGTTGGCAAGTGAATGTTGCTTCAATACCTTTCATTCCAACATGATAGTTTTTACCTGCTGCCCAAGATGATTTGTTGATTCGTAGAACAGTTTGATGTGCCATAATTTTTTGGTTTGTGGTTACACTATAAGGACGCTTTGTGCGTCCCCCCTTCTTTCAAAAATCCAAATACCTTTCAATTGCTTCATCAATCGAATTTGATAATTTTAGAGGTGGTAAAATAGAATTAACTTCACCAATATTACATTGATAATAGTCACCAAGTTTTAATTCAATCATTGCACCATCTGCACCTTCTTGATATAAAGAACGGGCAATTTCATCTTCCACAATTACAACACGACGAGCAGTAAGATCAATTGCCAAAAGATAATCGTAAGTGGAATTTTGTTTGAAATCTTCAACTGTCTTTGTTTCAGAAAGAAAAGATTTGACCTTAAACTTTTTAGTGGCATTAATATCTTTACGTCTATAAAATAAATTCTTTCCCATCTTCATTTCAATCTTAATAAGTTTCTGATTATTATCCTCCCAGACAAAATCATATCCGTTTTGATCAACTCGTATAAGATTTGAGAACTTTGCGAGTGCTTTTTCTACAGCAGTTGAACGGGCAAAGTTATCAGCATTAGAGCAGAATCCTTTATCAGAATAAAGAGAATCAACAACACCAAAAACTTTACTCCAGTTTACACCAGATTCTAAATGGTCAATTAGATGTGTCATAAAAAATCATTTGGTTTGAAGGGTTGACCATTACACTATAGGGACACTTTACACGTCCCCCCTTGAGTTTATTCTATGGGTAGTTGTGCAACACTCTTACCCTTTCTTAAGGAATCAATATATTTCCTTGCAGAACTTTCAGTTCTACATAACTTCAACTGTTGCCCATCATGTAGTATCATAAGTTGCCCCACGAAAGGTATTGCTGCATACACACCCTTATCAATCAAGAATCCTTCATTCATTTGTGTTACTTTCCAAAAAATCGATGTTTTCGTTTGTGGTAAATGACCTATCACACCCCTAGGATAGAATCGTTAAAAAATCAGGTTTTGACCCCAGTGGTGGACTGGGGTCTCATTGAGTCTCACCTACGAACCACCGATATTGCTGGTTCTCCCTTGTGAAAAATAGTATCAACAACTGCCTGAATGGATCGTGAAGTTGAGATACCAACTTTATCATACACGGGAACAACAACCAGACCAAACTTCTTGGATGAGTCACCCAAACGAATCACACGTCCAATAGTCTGCGAAATACCAATGTAGTCCATATTACGCATAAACAATACTGCCTCCAATCCTGATACATTAATGCCCTCAGATAGAATGCTATGATGTATCACAACAAACTTCTTGGATGAATCTTTGCCCCAGGCATTGAGAGTATCAAAAAATACCTCACGATTGACTTTCTTGCCGTCAATGACAGAACCAGTCTTGGCAGTAATCATCATCCAGGAATATCCACGTTTCTGTAGTTCAGAACAGAAAGGAGATTGTGATATCAACCCAACGATTTGCTTGGTGCTGCGAGCACAAATCAGAATCTTGCTGATGCTCTGATCATCAATCGTTTCCAGTAGATTGTCTGCATCTCTCTCATATATCATCTGCTTGTCTTGCACCATCGCAAGTTGCTTGATGACAACTTTAGGGGGCAATATGTAACCTTGATTCACCAATTCAGGAGCAGGAACTTGACAGATGACATTACCATAAACCTCAGGAAGATTCATTCCTGGTTTAGACACCGTAAGAGAATGTTTTGGAGTTGCAGTCATAAAGTAGCAACGATTTGCATTCGCAGAGAAGTGCTCTGTTGCAGGGAAAAAGTTGCGTTTGACGGAATTATGTGCCTCATCAAAATATATCGTATCAACATCAATCTCGGCATCAACCAGACGTTGAAGAGAGTTATAGGTTGTGAATACCAACTTGTGACGTGAGTTATGAGTATCCACCCACTGACGGATTGTATCCGGATTTGTGGTGGATTCGTGATGAGTTTCTCCACTGTGAACGTGAAGAACTTCTGCATTCACAATGAACTCCAGAAACTCACTGGATAACTGCTCTGCAAGCAGAATGCGAGGGCAAACAACAACAATGGTCTGTGGAGTTTCTTTAGCAAACTCTTTGAGTGCATCAGCAATCATAGTAAGAGTTTTCCCTGCCCCAGTTGGTTTTATAAGTTGACCTTTGTTGTGCTTGGACATAGCATCAACACCACGAATTTGGTGAGGACGAAGAGAAATCATTGGTTTGGTGATAATGATGAAGTTCAGTTTGCTTGTGTTTTCAGATTCTTAAGTTGCTCCTGAATACTGAGCATTGCCGAACGACTATATCCTGTCGCATAAGGATAAGATAGTTCACTACGTTTGGATTTGGAATCTACATTATAGCAAACATTAATCGCATCTGCAAGATGCTCAATCAGAGTCTCAAGAGTTGTGATCGGAACATTCACAGTTTTCATAATTTTGAAGTAGTTACACTATGGGGACACTTTACACGTCCCCCCTTATAATCATTTAGAAGTATATTTGTTCTTAAGTTCTTTTTCAGATTTAATTGGAGGTTTTCCTTCTTTCTTTCTCTTTGCGTTCACTGAATCAATAACCTCATCTCTTAATGCACGTTCACCTTTTTTAACAGTTGCTTTTTGTTCTTTATTTGAGAGACCAGATGGTTTAGGTGGAGTATATCCAGGAGCAGGTTTTGGTGCTTTTGTTTTAGTTGATAGAAGTGAAGATGCCCCTCTTTCTAAATCTCTTGGTTTTGGTTTAGTTTCTGTTGAAGATTGGCCAGATTTTTTTGCGGCAATTCTTTTCAGTGCTGCTTTCTTTCTTTCTTCCTTTGATGCTGCCATTAGTGCTGCTGCAACTTTACTAGACCCACGTTCTCCTTCTGGTTGTTGAACTGTTACAGATGTTGGTTTTGGAACACCAATATCTTTACGATCTTTATATCTTTTACGAGGTGCAAACTTACCACCACCAATTGCTTTTTTTCCTGTAACTTCTGGATCAGTTTTTGTTCTTTTTCTACCGATACGTCCACCCTCACCAGGACTAATTATTTGTGCCCCAGACCTAAACTCAGCATCATATGCTTCTTTACAAAATTCAGGAAAAGACTTCATTTTAGCAATGTGGAGAACCTTTGATATATTTATACCATAAAGCACCTTCCCACCAAAAAGGCAGGAAGGTGGACACTTCTCAAACTGATTTTTTAATCAATACTCTTCGTCTTCAATTACCTCCTCGGTAGGTGAAACTTTTGGTCCTTTTGCTACGAGATCATTTTCTTTGAAGAAACGTATTCTTTCATGTCGGGCAAGAGTCAAAAGTTCATACTTTTCTTGTTGCTCTTCTGTGAAGTTGAAGTTTTGTTTCCTCCAAGAATCACGAAGTTCTTTGAGATGAGGCAGAACGTTTACAGTGTTGGTCATTTACTTGTTGAGGGGTGATTTGTAGAAACGTGTGAATGCAGTTACGATAATAATCAGTGTGGAGATAACACCGACAAAACCCAAATAGGTTACGGCATCACCAGTGAAATTGAAAGTGTCGGGAGTCATCATTAGTAATCAATGTTTGAGTTGAGATAATCATTGACATCGAACTTTTCATCTTGTTCGATAGATTCGTTCATCTCCTCTACAAAATCAAAAGAAGAGAACTCTTCAATTGAAATGTCATCAAAGTCGTCCATTTGTTTTCGGTGGTTACACTATAGGGACACTTTACACGTCCCCCCTTTTAGTTACGATTTAACAATTAAGATCTCATGAGACTCTTTTTTACTATGAGACACACCACGATCTTCCTTATTCTTTCCGACTCTTGTTTCTCCTGCTTGATATGAATAGTGCCATTTGGGATAATGTAACTCAAAGTCTTTATAATACTCACGGATTGTTTCGCAGTTATTATATGAGAGAATAAAACTACCTTTGTGATTATGTAACAAATCTCTCAACTTTTCATGATCAAATCCTTTATGATGCACATCAATGTTACAGTTAGGATACATTCCTTTTAACATCTTATTATCAGAATCCTTTTCCAAATAATATGGAGGGTCAAGATATAACAAATCATTTTGATAGTGTGGAATTACTTGATCAAATGTTTGTTCTTCTACATGTAGTTTAGGATTGTGATAAGATCTGATGTAATGTACCATCTTATCCCATTTTGTTTGACTTTCATATATTTTACTTATCCACCCCATATACATCGGACCATAAGAAAGATTATGATTAAAATAATAATATGCAGCAGCAGTAATGCTATCTAAATGAATAGGAGTACGTTTGTAATGATCAGTATTCCAATCTTTAAGCATTTCTTGTGTATAATCCCACTTAAGTAAAAGATCTTTAATTTCTTCGTATCTTTTTTTAGTAGGAGACAACTCCTGAAGTTTATCTGCAAACTCATTTGGTGAGATTAGCAAAACATTCCAGAAGTTGACAAGTGCATGAAAAATATCAAACCCATAAACATCAATATCTAATTCAGATGACCACTTAGACTCTAAACTACCTCCACCAATAAATGGTGAAATAATTCGTTGTGGATATGGAAGTTTTGGGATATGTTCAGTAATGATTTTATATGCTTTAGATTTACCACCAGCATATCTAATTGGTGT